GTCCGGACTCGTAATCAGCATACTCCAAACGTTTATGTATAGGATGCCAACGCTTCGCGACCTTGTATCCACCTTCGTCATTGCCGGAATCAACTCGGGTTAATTTATCGTATACAATCTTGACTCGTCCAGTATTAGTAGGGGCAGTAAGGTAATCGAGCCAATCAGTACCGGCTACACCACGGAAAACACGCTCCCTAATATTGTTACGAGCAACAATCATCTCAGCAGTTGCGACTGTGTCGCTACCCATGCTGACAAAACCACGTTGATAATTAGGTCCAGTAGAAAAGACAGTCGGAAAATCGACGGTGTTGGATGTAGGATCAACTGCAAACGCAGAAGTGCCATACATAGAAAAAACAATACGCCTCCAATACCAAGGATTGCCATCTGAAGTCTTAAACAACAAACGCTCCTTCAAACCAACGGCATAAGTATTCTTCTTAGTTCGTTGAGCAATCATATTCGGAGAATCATCTTGACTATAATATCGACCGGTCATACACCAGAGAAAATAGGAGTTTCCATTATCTGCTCCAATTTCGATTTCTTCAATAGTTCCATTTTTAATTCCAGCATTATTGAAAGGCCGGTAAGCAATGGCCATGGAGTCACGCTTTTTGGTTGAGGCGACATTGAGGACAGACTTCTTCATAGACGATCGCAAGCGTCTCGTCCGGTAATTGGTACGCCTTCGAAAGGATCTTCGGAACCGAGTTCGGGTGCGAGGTGCAAAACGGCGGTTTGCTCGGAGCCGACGTTGAGGTGACCATCTAAAAGTAAAAGGATAAGCCATGCTTGGCGATGTTGGTGGTGGCGAACGGCGGGGTATATATATAGCTGTCGCTGTCGCCGGTTCGCTGTAGAGTATAATATTAACCACTCTACAGCGACATGCCATTTAAATTCGAAGCAAAATATGGCCTACTCACTTATGCTCAATGCCAAGACTTGGACCCTTTTCGAGTTGTCGAGCATCTTAGTACGCTTGGGGCAGAATGCATCATTGGAAGAGAAAATCATCACAATGGAGGAACTCACCTACACGCTTTCTTTATGTTTGAGAGAAAATACGCAACAAGAGATGAGCGTTGCTTCGATGTTGACGGACGCCACCCAAATATTGTACGAGGCTACGGCACACCTGAAAAAGGCTGGGACTATGCAACAAAAGATGGAGAAATTGTGGGAGGGGGGTTGGAAAGACCGAGCGGAATACGAGATAATGCACAACAGAATAAATGGTCTGAAATCATCCTGGCAGAGAGCAGAGACGACTTTTTTGAGCGAGTTGCAACTCTGGATCCTAGGTCGCTTTGTATCAACTTTGGAAATTTGGAAAAATACGCCGACTGGAGGTACAGACCAAATCATGAGGAGTACAGTCATCCCAGGGGAATATCATTTCCAGAAGAAGGAATTCATGAACTCAATGCGTGGGTGGATGAAAACATACATGGAAATCTAAACGGTAAGTGCAGCGCCTATGCCCCCGCGCGGGGGCGGCGGAAACACATATGGAAGTATCCTAAAAATTAATGCTAATAGGTCAAAGACAAAGATCACTGGTCCTTTGGGGAGCTACCAGAATGGGCAAAACAATATGGGCAAGGAGCCTTGGAAAACATGCGTACTTCGGAGGGTTATTTTCCTTGGGAGAACCAATCACAGACGCCCAATACGCAGTATTCGACGACATACAAGGCGGGCTGGAATACTTTCCAAGCTACAAATCATGGCTTGGATGCCAAAAGCAATTCTATTGCACAGATAAATATAAAGGGAAAAAACTGGTCACATGGGGGAGACCAAGTATTTATTTGTCAAACACAGACCCCAGAAACGACAGGGGAGCAGACAGAGACTGGCTCAATGGGAATTGTTTATTCTTCTATGTAGAAAAACCTATCTTTCATGCCAATAATATGTAGCATCACATCTAATCTTCAATGTAACTCCCTCGGCATCGGTAAAAGGAGAAAATATATCCAATATGTAATAATCGCCACAAGACTTGCGATTCTCAGAACTCCATTCCACGCCAAACTCATCACGTCCGGACTCGTAATCAGCATACTCCAAACGTTTATGTATAGGATGCCAACGCTTCGCGACCTTGTATCCACCTTCGTCATTGCCGGAATCAACTCGGGTTAATTTATCGTATACAATCTT